TCCCAATCCCGACATTGCCGCTGGAGTCGATGCGCATTTTTTCTGCAAAAGAACCATTACGGAATATCTGCGTGTTAGCGTCAAAATAGTTTTCGCTGGTGCTGTTGTATCCAATTAATAACTGAGCGGCATTCGGTGAAGAACCGCTTGTTGCTTTTAGTATTCCGTCTGGACTCGTCGTCCCAATCCCCAACGACTCCGCACTCGCGTCCCAGAAAAACTTCGGCGTGGTGCCGGTGTCTTCATACAGCGACACATCGCCGTTGGAGGCAAATAACGCACGATTAATGCTACCGCCTGTTTGAATGCCAAGGTTACCCGCAGCATCAGAAGCACGAATATAAGATGTTGAAGGGCGAGTAAACGTCTGGATAACACCTTGGCTATCAATAGACCAGTTGCCTAACGTTCCTGTAACCGTCAGCCCATCAGCCGTGACGGTGCCGGTAACGTCCAGACCCGTAGAGTCAAGAGCCATTCGCGCAGCCGCAGCCGCCCTAAAAGTCATTGTGTCGTCAGAGTTGGTGTAGGAAATAGACCCCGCATCGGTATCTGTATCCCCCATGCGAAGCTCAGACTCACCAGACGTAGATGATTGGATTACCGCAAGAGAAAAGGCAGCGGAACTATCACCGACAGTAAGCGCATCAGCCGTGACGGTGCCGTCCACGTTGAGGCTCGTGCTGAACTGGCCCGTGGTTCCACTAACCGCTCCATTAGGCCGCACTTTGACATTCCCACCCGACCGCACCGCGATCAGGTAGTCAGTGCTCTGAAGCGATCCGCCGTCTGACAGCTCGGAAATCTTGCTCATTTCAAACCTCCACCTGCGGCCAGTCGTCCGCGCTTAAGTTAGGCCAGTTTACATGATCCGTGAGATCGCGTAGAGCCTGCCGATACGCTGCCCACGCTTCTCGATTCACTGGAGCGTCAGGGAGTTGGGTCCAGTCGGACTCCTTGAGGAGTAGGTCGCGCTTGCCACGATTGATCGCAGCCCAGTCCGCCTCCCTGTCCTCTAAAACGTACTCCAGAACGTCCCCAGAACGCCGAAGGAGCTTCCGTTGGGTCAAGGGGTCGTACTCCCCCACCTCGTCAATTACCGGCAGCCAGTCGGCCCCTCCGACGCTCTGAGGGCCAGCTATAACCTTTCCTGCCTCGTCGTCCCATAGGGCGTACATCATCGGCCTCCGATTACCACGCCGCGCACATTGGAGAAGGTCGCGCCGTCCGTAGTGTTCCCCGAGTCAACGTCAACGGTGATTGAATAATACTGGTCAGCGGTCTTTTCCGAGTCCACCCCGATGATGTTAATCGAGCCCGACTCAATCACGCCCGACTCCCTGCGGTTGTGAATGATAAGGGTTGAGACAACGGTCCCGGTCGTACTGTTCTGCCCCTGCCTCACTCTAAATATCAGCTTGCCGTTCTGATCCATGCCCGTGTTGTAGTTGAAATAGGCCGTGGCAATGATGATTGGCTGAAGGCCGAGGCTGTTACCGGGAAGCAGGAAGGTCTGAATAACCACCTCCCCATCGTCCTCGATCACATCCTGTGAGGTCGTATCCGCAAAGGTCACGAAGGTTGAGATGTCGCCGGTAATCAGGGAGGAGGCAAGGGAGCCAGCCGTAACGGTCCCAAGGTCCGCGCTGATCGCGGCCAGATTGGTAACGCTGATCTCCGTTGCACCGATAGCCCCTGCTTCAATCTGTCCCGCTGTGATGCTGTTAGCGACAATCGCAGAAGCCGGGAGCGTCCCAGCGGATACGTCTGCCCCATCAACCGCCTTGACCCATGCGGTGCCGTTGTAGCGATAGAGTTTTTTGTCGGTCGTCAGATAGGCTTGATCGCCTTCGGCTGCGCTTACCGGAAGCGTATTGACCACCTGAATCGGTTGCAGACCAGAGGCGAACTTCGCAATGCCTACTGAACCGCTCGCAAGCTGATCGCTATCAACCGCACCATCAGCAATCGTCAGCACCCCAGAGGGCGCCGTGAACATGGTTCCGTTGAGATTTAGGCGGGTCGCCGTAATGGTCCCGGTTGTGATTAGGTCGCCATTAATGACCACATCACTGGTAAACGTCGCCTTCCCTGCCGATACCTGAAAGGGGATTAGCGGGGTGTCAGCCGTAGACGCTGGATTGACGATTGAGAACTGATCCGCGATCACCACAAACTCGGAGAAAGCGGGGTCGGTCGTGTTGGTCGGCGTGGTAGAAGCTAGACCGAAGCCAGCCACCCTTCCGTTGTTATCAATCTTGACGGTGTACTGAGCCTCTAGCCCGTCGATGGATTCCGCTTGAGTCGAGATGGATGCGGAATTGTCCCCGACCGTGGTATTGATCTCAGTGATGGCATTTGAGGTTGCGGAGAAGGTTCCGCTCTCATTCGCCAAAACCGTTTCAAAGGTTTGGATCGCGTTCGCCGTCGCGGAATAATTGCCGTCTGGGTCTTGCAGAATCCCTTGGACAGCGAGAATGGCGTCAGCGTTTACGCTGATGTTTCCCTCTGCCGATCCTACCCGCGTATCCAGCCCTTCCACCGCTGTGGCCGTAGCCTCCACCCCGGTCGTTTCATCGTTCACGGTATTTTGCAAGGCGGTGATTTGCCCAGCGACGGTTTCCAAATCGTCCTCGTTCACCGTCACCCGCGTGCCCAGCGTTTCCACCGCGTTTACAGTTGCGGAAAATTCCCCGTCAACCGAAAGCACGGATTCAAGGGCTGCAATCTGGGTCGCTTGGGTGCTGATCGTCCCGCTAATCGCGGTCGTTTGTACCTCAAGGTTTTGGATGGCCGAACTCGTCGCGCTCGTCACATCGTCGAGGGTTTCAAGGTCAAGCACCCCTGACGTTTCAAGGTCGATGGGCTCTTGTGCGGCTTCATCCTCAACCTTCGTTATAAAGTCGAGCGTCGCCGTCAATTCCGTATTCGAGGTGGACAGGACCGCGATGGTGTCCCCTTGAGCGGTCACGGTCGTATCTAGTGTGGAGATAGCGTCAGCGTTTGCGCTTATGTCAGAGGCGTTAGCAGCCGCTGCTGCGGTGTTCGCGTCGATATCCCCTTCCGCCGTACTCATGCGGCTGGAAAGAGAGGTGATGGCAGCTTCATTCACCCCGATTCGGGGATCTTCCAAGGACAGCCATTGCGAGCCGTCCCAATAATAGGGCGCGTTGTTGTCGTCCGTGTCGTACCAGCGGGAGAAGGTCGGGATAGGGTCAGGGATACCGCCAACCCCTGCAACGGGCTCGGTCGCCTGAAGGAAGATGTCAGAAACGCCAGAGGTAAGGTCAACGACCGTGTTCTGTAGGTTGCTTAGATTCGTATTGGTCGCGTCGATCCGGGTATTGATCGTCGTGTTGGACTCATTAACAAATATGGCAACGTCGCCAAGATTCTGAATATCGACCGCGTTCCCAGTCTCAAGGTCAAGAATCTCCTCCCCTTCCGTTTCCACTTGGAGGATTTCTTGAGCGAGAACGCTGTTCTTGACGTCCGCCGTTCCGAGGACCGTGGTTCCGTCAGTATCGTAAAGGTTCGTTCCTACGGTAGCCCCAACGGTAGCGTCATCCTCGGGCTTGCCGTCGCCCGTGACGCTATTCCATACAGCCGTTTCTGCGAAATTGGCATCGTCATCAAGCTGGCTCGTCGCGATCTGCCCAGCCGTGGCTGTGATGGTGGAGCTATCAGAATCGGGATCGCGGATCGACTCGCGGCCATCTACGTCCTCAGAGAGTGCCCAATAGTAGCGAGTGGTGCCCCTCGCGAGCTCATGCCGGAAGCGCGTGCCGCGCACTCGACCCACCTCGACGGCGTTGGCCCAGTCGCTGTCCGGCGAGGCGTAGATCACCACCTCGTCATACATGGAAGGCATCGAGGGCGCCTCCCACTCCAACAAGATGCCCTCCTCTTCGCTGGTGGCGGTCAGGCCGCTCGGCGAAGGCACCGCCGGATCGTTGAACTCGATCACCCCGGCTGCCGTGCGCGTGCTGTAGTCGCCGAGCGCCGGGTCGGTGTAGGCGGAGGCGCTGTCCTCGCGCACCGTGAGCATAAAGCCCTTTTCGGGATCGAAGGACCACGCATCTACCACAAAGACCTTCGAGGACCAGCTGAGCTCGGACACCGTGAGGTTGATGCGGTCGCCCACGCCGACCTTCAGCGCCTTCCAGTTGAGCGGCACCACAGCCGTGGTCTGCTGGTTATTCAGTCGCAGGGAGCGCCACGCCAGCCGCTGGGCCATGTATTGGTCATTGGTCATCGGCAGGGCGATGGAGGTGGCGAGCTCTTGCCCGTCGTCTCTCGTGCTTAGATAGTCGCTATCCTGCACGCGCAGGAACTGCGTGGCCGCGTAGTCGGCCGAGGGATCGACGAAGGTGCCGCGCACGGTGTTGAAGCGCTGAGCTCGCGGCCGCTCGGGCTGCACCTGCACATCGCCCACGATGTCGTTTTCGGTGAAGGTAAACGTGGGCGCCTCATAGGCTGCGGCGCGGATGCGGTATTTGCCGCCGGACCAAGTGAGCGTCCCGGCCATCGAGGAGAGCAGGTTGCGGATGTTGTCAGCGTAGGCGGTGCCGGTGTCGAGGACGCCGTTGCAGGTGAAGCGCTTTTGATTCCCCGCCGGGCTCGTCACCGTCGCGTCGCACTGGTCGGCCGCCGTCGCCACCATGGCCCAGTCGATGTCTGAATAGGACACGCCCTCAGCACCCATGCCAAGGTCCGCATCGAAAAGATAATCGGCGAGGCAGAGCGCGGGATTATCGGACCATTCCCAAGTGGTCGGGTCCGCCAGCCGGTGCAGGCCAGAGCCGCCGTTGGTGCTGTCCTTGCGCGGATCGTAGACCTTCTTTCCCTTGACCACGGCGCGGATGTTTTGCGGCGCACCGTTCGACCATACGCCCTCGCCCGTGCGGGTGCCGAGCTCGAAGGCGCTGACAACGTAGCAGGTGCCCTTTCCGACATGGGAGGTGGTCCAGTCGCTGAAGGCGGAGGCGAACTCGGAGACGTGGCTCTGCGTGTCGGAGCCGAGCCGCCGATAGAAGTTAGTGACCTCATTGCCGGAGATGGGCCCATAGGTGCCGCTTGTGACGCCGCCCGTCCCCGCCCAATCAATGATGGCGGAGGGGATTTCATCGCCGTCGAGCCAGATGGCCTCGATGTCGTCGCACTCATGGGAGACTAAGGAGACGACGGTCCAGAGCGTATTGTTATCGCTTGTGCCGGTCGTCGGCTTGGTGTTGGTGTAGACCACCGGGCCGGATACGCGAGCGCGGCCGTAGACGATCTTGGAGGGCTCAATGGCCGAGCGCACCATCGCATCACGAGGTGCTGCGGCGGCTGCCTTGCGGGCGTCGGCCTCTTGTTTTTTCTGGTAGCTGGTGGCGATGGCGATGTCGGTGACAGCAGCCGCAGCCGTGATCGCGGCAGCTGCGCCAGTGCTTAGGCTCGCGCCCGCCGCTTTGATTACTATTGCCGCAACCGCCTGAGCCATTAGATTCTCCAGCCTTCGAGGGCGTAGCGCAGCGGCGCCCGATACAGCCCGACCTTGAGCGGGACCAGTGCGCCATCAGGGACGCGCACGCCAGCGATCTCGCCCACACCCGGCAATTTTAACAGGAGCACGTCCGCCGTGCTTGTCTGATCAATGGGAACTGGAGGGCCGAGAATGTGGCTTAGAAGACCCATTAAGCCGCCATGACGGGTCATGATGGCCTCAGCCTCCTCCTGCGTCGAATAATCCAGACCCGGCGCTGGATCATAGCCCCTGAGGGCCTCAAAAACGGCCCGTGCAAGCTGGCAGCAATCAAGGCGGCCCCATGCAAAGGGCTCGTCACCAAAGGCCCGTGTGACGCTTCTGACGGCCTCCTCGCGGGTGCTCATCGCAGATAGGGAATCTCGCCACGCAGGCCGTTGGCAATACCTGCCACCGCGCCAGCCGAGCCGGAGGCAAAGCGCTGCGTGCGCCCGCCCCAACGGAATTTGGCGTCGAGCATCTGCGGGAGGTACTCAAAGAACTTGTCGCCGGCGAACTCAGCTTGGTGGTCGGCATCGTTTTGGAGCCGTCCGTTGACCTTCTCGAAGGCGGCCAGCTGGCTCTCGCAGGTCACGCGGATCACGCTCTCAGTGCCGACCGCCACCTGCATATCGTCCACATAGCCCGCCCACATCGGGTGCGGCGCGTCGATCAGGGCTCGGTCGGAATCAAGGAGGCCCACGAGGATATACACATTGCGAAGCACGCTGTCGTCCGTCAGCACCTGCGAGGCGATGTCGGCATCAATGCCGGTCAGCATGAGCTCGACGGCGTAGGGCGAAACATCGCGGCCCTCGTCTAGCTTGCTGATGCCGCCGAAATCGCCAATGCCTTCCCACGTCCGGCTCGTGCCGCCCCAGTCATTGGCTGTGATCGGGCCGATGTCGTCGTGGAGATAGAGCGTGCCGGTGGGCGAATCGAATTGGAGCTCGGCAAAAACCACCGGCCTGATGAGCGCCGCATCAAGGGCGGCAGCGTTGGAACTGCTCAGCCCCCGGCTCATGCCACCACGTCCTCGATGGCTTCAAGGGAGAAGGTGGAGAAGATGCCGGGTTGATTCGACCAGCCGCTGACGGGATTGGACAGCCGGAAGATTCCGGTGGGGGAGCTCAGCGTGAGCGTCGCATTGTCGGCAGGTGCTTCGCGGAGCTCGGGCACAAACTGCACCGTGGCCGCGCCTGCGCTGATCGTGGCATCGGCCACCGCCATCTTGAGCTCGCCGTTGACGGTGAAAAAGTCCCCGCGCAAGAAGGCATAGGTGCCGCTGGTCCAGCCATCGGTGACCAGCTGATTGCCCGTCTGACTCGCGCCATTGACGCGGGCCGTGCCGGCTCCATCAGCGCGGCGGGTGTAACTGTGGTCCGTCAGATAGAAGTTATTGGCCGTAGCCTGAAGCTGGCTCACAAAAGCCTGCATCACCGCACGGTCAGCGCCGGTGAGGTTGTCGAAGGTCAGCGTGGCCCGCCAGCGCGTGCCACCACGCTGCGCGGTCTGAATCGCGCCGGTCAGCGGCGACACAAACTGCCGAGCGTTCGAGATGATCTCCCAGCTGCTGGCGGAGGGCGTGATTGAAGGGAAGCCCAATGGCATCAGAATCTCCTCCGCGCCAACATATCAGCGATTTCGGCCTTCTGCCGGCGGAGCTCGGCCGAGAAGATGGCGCGATCTTGCTCAGACGCGCCACCAGAGATGTTCACCACCGGCGCATAGTTAAGCCCGCCGCCGCCGAGCTGGTCATTGGGGATCACGGCGCCAGAGCGTCCCGGCACCATGAGCTCCGGCCCGCGCTCGCCGACGATATACGGACGCCCGCCCATCACGCTGCCGCCGTCCGCCTTGAAGCCAAGGGCAGCGCCAATGCTTCCGAAGATGCCACCAAGGCCGCCACCAGCTGCACCGCCGCCGGGAAATATGCTCTTGAAGGCATTCATCAGCTGGCTCTTGAGCACCTGCGAGGCCATCTCGGTCAGGATGTTGGAGAAGGAGCGCATCATGCCCTCCTTGCCATCCGTGACACCGCTGATCAGCGCATCGGAAAGGTCGGATTGCAGGTCGGCCACTTTGTCTTTTGCGTTCGTCGTCACGTCATCAAGGGCCTGAGCCGTGCCCGTCTTTACCCCTGCGAGCTCCTCCGCCGTCTTGCGGGCGCCCACGGTGATCTCCTCAAGGGTCGCCATGATGTTCTCAGACGGCAGACCATCGGCCAGTGCGTCGGTGATCTCCTGCCGGATGCGGTCAGCCTGCCGGCCGAAGGCGGCAGCGAGGCCCTCCAGCGTGCCGCTCACGTTCGTCTCGATCTCGTCCATGCCAAAGGCTCGGGCGAGCACGTTGTATTTCTCAATCAGGAAGTCGACGGCCTTGGCTGCTTGGGCCATTCCGCCAAGCAGGAAGTCCATGAAGATGGCGAATCCAAGCTGCACGTTCTTGATCACGAGGCGAAGGCCAAGGACCGCATCGGCGACGAAGCCGAAGGCCCGAGCCAGCGCATTGGCCACGCGCTGCCCGATGCTTCCGAACTCCTCGGAGTCGAGAGCCGATTGGCGGATCAGGTTTGCGACGTGCTCGATGATGGGCGAGAAGGCCACCGCCAGCTGATTGCCTACGCCTTGAAAGACCGCCTTGGTGCGCTCGATGGCGTCATTGGCTTGCTCGACCTGCACGGTGTCGACGCGGCCAAGGGCGACGCCAAGCGCCTGCGCCTCTTCCATCATTTCCTTGAGGCCAGCTGAGCCCTCGCCCAGCGTATTGACCAGCGCCACCCCTTCGGAATCAAACAGTTTCATGGCGAGGCGAACGCGGTCGGCTTGGCTGCCCACCCCCTGCATGGCGTCGGCCACGATGGCCATTTGCTGGTCTAGCGGCAGTTTGACGAGCGCGGCGGCGTCGATGTTGAGCTCTTCGAGGGCGCCCTTAGCTTCGCCGGTGCCGACGGCGGCTTCTGCCACACGCCGCGTCATGCGCTGAAGAGCCATATTCATGGTTTCAGTGCTGACGCCCGTGAGCTCGGCGGCGTGCTGGAGGCCCGCAAGCGTCTCGGTAGTGGTGCCCAGCTTGTCGGCGGTCTTGCCGAGGTTGTCGATGCTCGTCATCGACATCCGCGTGAAGGCGGCGAGAGCCGTTGCGGCTGCCGTTGCGGCGCCGGTGCCGAACTTTACGAAGGCCGGAGTGAGCTCATTGATGCGCTTGCGCGTCTTGGTCGCAGCCGACTGGATCGACTTGAACGCTGCGGCGGTCTTGTCTTTCGCAAGGATTGTCAGGACGGTTTTTTGGTCAGCCATTCTTTTCCCGCCTCATCTCAAACCAAGCCGCCCAGCCTAAAAACTCCCGGTAGTCCATCTCGCGAATCTCGGCGACCGTCTTGTGCAAATGCTCGGCCAAGGCAAACTGCATTTGCAGGTCGGGGTCGCCCCTTAGTTTCCCGAAACGTCCTCCGCGCTGGCATCCTCGGCGTTGATCTCGCCGACAATGCGCGCCAGCACGTCAGGATCGACGCTTCGGAGCAGCTCGGTCTTTTCGATCTTGCGAAAGACCGGCCGCCCCTCCCCGTCAATCAGGCGGTGCACCAACGTCATCACCATGGCCTCGGCGCTTTTGCCAGCGTTGGCGAGCTCCATGATCTCCCCGAGGTTGTGGAGGCTGATGCCCGGCCGAATGTAGACCGTCGCCTCCCACTCGGGGATATGGAGCTCACGCGGCTCGGCGCTCAGCTTCGCCTTGTAATGGCTCTTTGCCCTCTCCAGCAAAGTGCTCATCAGGACACCGTAGACTCAGACAGAGCGCCGGTGCCTTGCAGGCTCACCGATGCCTCGACCAGCCCGTCAAACGATGCCGTGCGGCTCACCTCAGTCACGATAGCGGTGCCCGTGTAATAGGTGTCCGTGGAAGCGTCGCCCTCGGGGTAGACCGCAAAGGTCACCTCGGCGCCGATGGTCAATGCACCTTGGCCGTTGGTGTCAGTCTCGTCCCAGAACACGTCAAGGCTGCCCGTGAACGTGGTGAGGCTCGACTTGAAGGTGCGCGCCGTGTCGCCCATGGACGTGTCCTCAAGCGTGTCAGCGCTCTCGGCAATCGTCCAAGTCCGAACTTCGGCCACCGTATTTGCGCCGACTTTGACGACGCCTTCGCTGCCCTTGTGAGTTGCCATGCTTAATCCTCCAATGCCACGGGGGCGTCATCATCAACCGGCGGTGCCGGCGGTTC